ATCTGAGTGCGGGGCTTAATGCGGCTGCAGGTATTGTAGGCATTGTCCCCGTCGTAGGAGATGTTGCAGGCAAGGCTATAAAAAGGCTCAATGTTGATAAGGCTTCTGACGCAGATAATGCGGCAAAATTGTTAGACGATCCAGATGCTATGAAAGCATGGCGTGAAGAAAATAGACTACCGGAATCTAAAAGACAAGCAAATCCTGAAGATTCGAAAGAGGCAGCTGCGGCTTTGCGAGAGGGGGAGATCACCTCTAAAGAAGCTAGAAATATCATAAAGGAATCTATACCTGTCCCGCAGGAGTTTACGGCAGATCAAGTTAGAACTATGATGCCTACTCTTACAGAGATTACGGGTGCTTTAGGTAAAAAGGCTGATAGATTTCCTATCATAGGTGTTAAGGGGCAAGACCTAGAAGAAGGTGCAAAAGTCTCGTCTAGGTTGGATATACCGGCTTACAACGATTATGATACATGGGTTGTATCCATACATGATGGGGAAAAGGCGTCTGGCAGTGTAGTTGGTTTTGGTCAATCCATTAGGCTTAAAAATATTGAATTTGGTTCTAACCCAGAAGTTGCATTAGATATTGCAAGAGGCAAGAGGATTGTTAAGGCTACAGGGGAGGATGCCCCAAAGCCCTTCGGTAAATCTACCATTGCGCGAATTTTTGGTGAGTATCAGCCAGAAGATCCCTATGCTTTACAGGAAGCCGCCGCCAAGATTATTGAATCGGGATCAGATGAGTGGACACAGGTCGGTATGAACCCGTATCGCAGCAGTGCGTTTTATGATAAGAATACGGGAACCCCTGTGTTTAGGGCTGATGAGGTGATACAGGTAGGCCCTCTTGTGCTCGCTAAGAATGTGAAAAAACCTACTATATCTGAAATGAAACGCATGGGTGTAAGAACCAGAGGCGGAAAACCTAGAATTTTTAATGAGGGTGGCTTATCCATGAATGAAGAACAAATGATGGCTGCTTTGCAGTCGGCTGCACAGAGTACAGGCGCTGCTCCAGATACTACAGTTGGCGTAGATCCAGTTTCCGGTAATGATGTGCCTATGGGTGCATCTCCTGAAGAAGTACGGGATGACATCCCCGCTCAGCTGAGTGCAGGCGAGTATGTTGTACCAGCAGATGTGGTTCAGTATTACGGCGTGAAGTTCTTTGAAGACCTTCGTACATCCGCAAAGATGGGTTACGATAGTATGCAGCAGAACGGGCGTGTTGGTGGTGAACCAGCAGAAGAGATGCTGCCGTTTGATATTTCTGAGTTGCAAGTTATGGAAGAGCCAGCACCTGCTATGCAGATGAATGTGGGCGGTCTTACACAGCGAGAGTTGCATAATCTTACGGGTTCAACTAGCCTGCCTAATCCATTCCGTGTAGTTACGAACGATGACGGCCTGTCTATGACTGTCAGGGCGGATGAGCCTGTACCTGAAGGTTTCAAACGGTTAGACGCTGAAAACGCCGCAGACACTGCCCCGGAGTCTATGAGCTTTAATACTGATACTATTGATGCGGCTATTGATCAATACAATGCCCGTAATGACCCTACAAATCAAGTCATTGGAGCCTTAACAGGGCTTGCAATTCCCGGAGTAGGGTTCGCGAGAGGCGCTCTTGGCCTCGTTGGATCAGCAATGGAACATAGTCGAGCAGTTGAAACTTTAAGTGATCCTACAGCCACGCAAAGCGATAAAGACAAGGCCGTGTCACTAATAGATGCACTAGGCTTCTTTTCACGAGGTGCTGCTGGTTTGACCAAAGATGATATTTTTGATATGTATGGTAAGGTAGTTTCCGCAGATAAATTTGCAGGCGCACCCGGCAATACGACGCCTTCTGATCAATCGGCTGCTATGGGCGACGTAGGGGCCTTTGGACCTCCCGGCATGTCTGGTCCTGCACCTTCATCGGGTACTGCTCCCGGACCGGGGCCGTCCGCTTCCGGCGCAGAGGCGGGTTTCTCAGGAGATGCAGATGCTGACGCTGCGGCGGACTATGGCGGAATTACCTAACACGTAAAACAAGGATACCTGATCATGTTCTCTGCTTTAGTATTTGCTTGTACGATGGCTGCAGGCGATGTACCTGCTAAGAGGTGCACTAACTTTACAGGTCCAAATCTGTTTAAGACACGGGAGTCATGTGAACTAGATATCAGGACTAATGCCGTTCGTAATCTGGAACTACAGGGCTTCTGGATAGAAGACTATACTTGCTTCGAATGGGGTAGAAAAATCTAATTTGACAACTCCTGAGAATAACTATAAGGCTACCCGGCTTAAAAAGCTGGCCCCAACATAAGGAAAACAACCATGCAAGAACAAGAGCTTTCAGTAGATTCATTCACGCATAACAAGAATCAGGCTAAGATTGCAAAGGAAGAAGCGGAACTTGCGGCGCTGCTAAAGGGTGACGCTTCTACGGAAGACGATGAAGAGCAAGTCGAAGAAGCCAAATCCGATAGCGAGGGATCTGAGACAGCCGAAGTACAAGATGAAGACGATCCCAAACAAGAAAAAACCTCAAAGGAAAAGCAAGCATCCGACTCAGATGGATCTGACGAAGGAGAGCTAAGCGCGGAAGAAAAGACCTTCAAGCAGCGCTACGGTGAAATCCGCAAGCACATGGCAGATAAAGAGAAGGACTGGAAGTCTCGCATTGAGAAGCTTGAGTCCCAGCTAGAGAAGTCTGCGAACAAAGAGTTTACTTTGCCTAAGACGAAAGAAGACGTCGAGGCATGGGCTAAGAAGTACCCTGACGTTGCAGCTATTGTCGAAGCTATCGCAGAAGACAAGGCAATGAAGCAGACGTTGGATCTGGATGATCGGTTGAAAGAAGTGGAGGCTATGCGCCTAGATGCGCGTAAGCAGAAGGCAGAAGCAGAACTACTGTCTCTACATCCAGACTTCGCTGAGATCCGTGCGGATGAAGTATTTCATGAGTGGGCCAGTAATCTGCCTAAAGCAATGCAGAACGCTTTGTATGACGATGAGTATGACTCAAAGTCTGTCGCCCGTGTTATTGATCTCTACAAAGTAGACAATGGCATCGACTCCAAGCCGCAGAAGTCAGATGACAAGAGTGCGGCATCTTCAGTTAAGGCTCGTTCTTCTGCTAAGCCAGAGGAAAACGAGTCAGCAAGTTTCCTGCGCGAGTCTCAAATCGCTAAGATGAGTGCTAGGGAATACGAGAAACGTATGGATGAAATCCAAGAAGCCATGCGTTCTGGTAAGTTTATCTACGATATGTCAAACAAGTAGTTGACAAAAATAAATAAGTAGGTAAAACTATTAGCACAAAGAACCAAAGCTAGGTTCTTAGTGTTTTACACACATGCTACGTTAAAGACTACCCGACTGTAGAGGCCCAGAGCTTGAAGGACGGCCATCCTGATAGCACCTGACCACCCTCAAACAAGCGGCCTCTTTCGTGGATATGAAGTGTTTCTTAAACATTGCCATATCTTAGGAGGAAACAACTATGGCATTCGCTAAAGCAAGTGGATACGGTAACCTGCCAAACGGCAACTTTTCACCGGTAATCTACTCCAAACAAACGCAGATCGCCTTCCGCAAGGCGGCTGTTGCAAACGCAATCACCAACTCTGATTACTTTGGTGAAATTGCAAACCAAGGTGACACCGTTCGCATCATGAAAGAGCCGGAAATCTCCGTCTCGACCTATGATCGTGGTACTTCTGTCACCGCTCAGGACTTGGAAGACACGGACTTTCAGTTGACCGTAGACAAAGCTAACTACTTTGCTTTCAAGATGGATGACATCGAAGAGGCCCACAGCCACATCGACTTCATGCGTCTCGCTACGGATCGTGCTGCTTACCGTCTTGCAGATCAGATGGATCAGGAATGTCTGGGCTATCTGGCAGGCTACAAGCAGTCCGCTAAACACGGCTCTGCCGACGCGGTTAACGATTCTGTCTCCGGCACCAAAGCTGTTTCGACGGCTGGTTCTGACGAACTGCTTACTTCAATGAAGCTGACCAAGGGTTCCTTTAACTCTATCACGACGGCTTCTGCAGGCGATCACTCGATCCCTGTTGCTATTCGTCTGCCGGGTGCAACCACTGTCCCGACTGCCACTGTCTCCCCTCTGCAGATCGTTGCACGTATGTCGCGTCGCCTTGATCAGCAGAATGTTGACACCCGTGGTCGTTGGCTGGTCCTCGACCCGACGTTCATCGAAATGCTGAAAGACGAAGACGGTCGTCTTCTGAACGCAGACTTCGGTGGTTCGGGCCTGCAGAACGGTCTCGTTCTCAACAACCTGCACGGCTTCCGTGTGTACGTCTCGAACAACCTGCCGTCCGTCGGCACTGGTGCAGACACCGCTGGTTCTGCTAACCAGAACGCCAACTACGGTGTGATTGTTTCGGGTCATGATTCAGCTGTTGCTTCGGCAGAGCAGATCAACAAGGTTGAAACGTACCGTGACCCCGACTCGTTCGCGGACATCGTTCGTGGTATGCACCTCTATGGTCGTAAGATTCTGCGTCCAGAGGCAATCTGTACCGCTAAGTACAACGTAGCTTAAGAGGAGAAAGACTTATGGCTGCTTATACTGCTGCTGACCTCCCTGCACAGGGAAAAGGCTCTCGTGGTCCTGCTCCGTATCTTGTTGAGCGTGAGTTGGACATTGCTGCTCAGATCACTGAGAACGGTGCTGACTATGCCGCTGGTGATACCGAGACGATGATTAACGTGCCTAAAGGCACTGCGATTCTCGCTTCTGGTATTGAAGTTCTGACGTCTGCTACTGGTACTACTGGTACTGTAGACCTCGGCTTCACAGGCGGTGTTGTTGATAAGTACGTTGACGGTCTTGATATTGTCGGCGCTTCGGATGGTGACTACGGAAGTACGCCTGCCGCTGAAGCTGCTCAGATCATGATCACGACCGCTGCGGACACCATTGACCTTAAGTTTGTTACGGAAGATGCACTCACTGCAGGTAAACTGCGCGTGTGGGCTGTATTGATGGACGTTAATGCAATTGGCGATAAACATGCTGCCATTGCTGCAAATGACGTTGCTCCGGCACAGACCTAATCACTAGACTTTGGGGCTGGCTTTATGCTGGCCCCTTTGTATCTTTAAGAGGACATCACAATGGCAACTTTTAATAAAGTGAACGACTTCGTAAAGAACGCTGTTCATAATATGGACTTGGAGTCGGATCAAATTGTGATTGCTCTCACAAATACTGCTCCTGCTTCCGAAACATCAAACCCTACTGCAGACGGAAATGGTATCGTCGGAA